ACTTAGCCTTTTTCTACCCCCCAACTTCCGGCGGCGTACACAGGAAACACCCCCCGTGCAAAAATAAGTCCCCCCATGCAAAAATTTTTTGTAGTAGCCACGCAGTGCTACTGAGTGTTGCGAAAACACGCTAAAAGAACTAATATGATGCCATCGGCCACCAGCCTGCGAGATAAGATGACAATACAGCTAACGCCCGAGACAGGGGTGCCAATAAATAAACGTGCGCCCAAAATAGACCTGAAGACACGCGCTGCGGCGTGTGCAAAAACTGTTGCGCTCTTATCCGACCATGGCCTCGAGGTAGAACTTACCGCCGAAGATAAAGAAGTAGCCGCTGCGCTCGCCGTGTCTTACGCCCAAGACCCAGAAAAGACCTCAACTGCAGCAAACAACCAACGTGCAGCACAACTCACCCCTGCAGTATTGCGGGAAACAAACCTGATTCTGACTGAATGGGGCAAGAGCGTCGTTGATTCCGCCGTAACCGTACGGCACCTCGTGACAAATAAGCTCATCACCGAGACCGAAAACCCAGACCCACGGGTGCGGTTGAAGGCGCTAGAGCTGCTTGGTAAGATCAGTGACGTGGGATTGTTTGCAGAGAAGTCTGAGGTGACAATAACGCACCAGACGACAGATGATCTGAAAGAAAAGCTGCGCAGTAAACTACAGAAACTAACCCGTGCACACACCCAAGACCCGATAGAAGACGCCGTGGTGATAGACGGCGAGATGGTCGACGTGGACAAGGAGCTTGGCTTCGACGATGAATAAGATGGTCGACATAGGCGATGAAGAGATCGAGGCGTTGCTAGACAAGCTAGACGACCTGTCTCCAGAAGAGCTTGCCGAAATTGACCAGATGGTGGACGAGCTGGCGAGCAGGAAAACAAACCAAGCTGCTTATGATGACCTGCTGGCGTTCTGTAAGAAGATGGACCCTAACTATCTGGTTGGGCGACATCACCGCATCTTGGCCAACATGCTGATGGCTATTGAGCGCGGCGACAAGGACCGTATTTGCGTAAACATGCCCCCTCGCCACGGCAAATCGCAGCTCGTGTCTATATTCTACCCTGCGTGGTTCCTCGGGAGAAATCCTAACAAGAAGGTCATGATGGTGTCCCACACCACTGATCTGGCGGTGGATTTCGGTCGGAAGGTACGTAACTTGATTGCGACAGATGCCTACAAGGCTGTATTCCCCACAGTTACCCTTGCTATCGACAGTAAGTCGGCGGGGCGTTGGAACACGAATATTGGGGGTGAGTATTTCGCTTGTGGTATCGGCTCGTCAATCGCGGGTCGTGGTGCTGACTTGTTACTCGTTGATGACCCACACTCAGAACAAGATGTATTGAGTGGCAATTTTGAGGTGTTCGAGAGAGCCTATGAGTGGTTCACATTCGGTGCTCGGACGCGTTTGATGCCTGGGGGTCGTGTGGCTATCGTGCAGACTAGATGGCACCTTGATGACCTGACGGGCCGTGTGACCAGAGACATGGCTCAAAATGAGCGTGCCGACCAGTACGAGGTGGTGGAGTTTCCAGCGATCCTCGAGGTCGAGGAGAAAAAGCAGACAAAGAACGGGAAGACGCGCAAGACTGGCAAGCACGTGCAGAAGCCGCTGTGGCCAGAGTTCTTCGATATGGAGGCGTTGCTGCGCACAAAAGCGTCGATGCCCGTGTTCCAGTGGAACGCCCAGTATCAGCAGCAGCCCACCGCCGAGGAAGCCGCCCTCGTGAAACGTGAGTGGTGGCAGAGGTGGAAGGAAGAGAGTCCGCCATACTGCGAATACATAATAATGTCGCTCGATGCGGCTGCAGAGAAACACAACAGGGCAGACTACACTGCGCTCACTACATGGGGTGTTTTCCTAAACGAACACACCAGTGCTTACAATATTATATTGTTAAACAGCATAAAAGAGCGTATGGAGTTTCCTGAGCTTAAAAGGCTCGCGATGGAAGAATATGAGGACTGGGAGCCTGATTCGTTTATCGTCGAGAAGAAAAGCGCAGGCACCGCGCTGTATCAGGAGATGCGCCGTATGGGACTACCTGTCTCTGAATATACGCCGCACAGGGGGTCGGGCGACAAGCTGGCCCGCTTGAACTCCGTTGCTGACATCGTGGCGTCTGAATTGGTCTGGATGCCTGAGACACGGTGGGCAGAAGAGGTCATCGAGGAGATCGCAGGGTTCCCGTTCATGAGTCATGATGACTTGGTGGACTCTACGGTTATGGCGCTTATGCGGTTCCGCCAAGGTGGGTTTATTCGTTTGCCGACGGATGAACCGGAAGAACCGAGATACTTCAAACAACGCCGTGGCGGCTACTATTAAGAGGTTAAGATATGGCTATCGAAAAAGGCATTTACGCAGCTCCAGAGGGGCTAGATGATATGGAAGATGAGATGGAGATTGGCGGCGAAGAGCTGGACATCGAGATCATCGACCCAGAAGCAGTAATCTTGGACGATGGCAGTATGGAGATCACACTGATCCCCGATGCGAATATCGCTGACCTCGCCGATTTTAACACCAACCTAGCTGAATTGCTGGAAGAAGGTGATTTACGGGCTATTGCAGACGACATGATGGGGCTGGTCGAAGCAGATACGGACAGTCGCAAAGAGTGGGCGGAAGCATATGTCAAGGGTCTTGATGTCCTTGGGTTCAAAATGGAAGAGCGTAGCGAGCCGTGGGAAGGTGCCTGTGGTGTCTATTCTAACGTGCTGGCCGAAGCAGCCATACGGTTCCAAGCGGAGACAATGAGCGAGACGTTCCCAGCAGCGGGTCCAGTACGCACTAAAGTCCTTGGAGACGAGACAAAAGATAAGATGGAAGCCGCACAGCGCGTGCAGGCGGATATGAACTACGAGATTACTGAGCGTATGGTCGAGTATCGGTCAGAGCACGAGCGGATGTTGTACGCTCTGGGCTTGGCTGGCTCTGCGTTCAAGAAGGTGTATTTCGACCCGAATCTGGGGCGTCAGGTATCTATCTACATCCCAGCAGAAGATGTTATCGTGCCTTACGGCGCAAGCCACATCGAGACAGCAGAACGTGTCACACACGTCATGCGCAAGACTAAAAACGAGGTTCGCAAGCTCCAAGCAGCGGGGTTTTATCGCGAAGTAGACCTCGGAGAGCCTATGCCATACCACTCCGACATCGAGGAGAAGAAGGCAGAAGAGGGCGGATACGAGCTAACAAACGACAATCGGTACACATTATACGAAATTCACGTCGAAACGAACCTAGATGGGGTCGATGATGAGGACGATCTGCCGAAACCGTACGTAATTACGATCGAGCGGGGCACTGGAGAGGTGCTTGCCATCCGTCGGAACTACGAAGAAGGCGATATGTTGGCCCTGAAGAATCAGTTTTTCGTCCATTATCCCTATGTTCCAGGGTTTGGGTTCTACGGATTGGGCCTGATTCACATTATTGGGGGCTACGCGAAGGCTGGAACCAGCTTGATTCGCCAGTTGGTGGACGCAGGGACACTATCTAACCTCCCAGGTGGCCTAAAAACACGTGGTTTGCGCATAAAAGGCGACGATTCTCCCATCGAGCCAGGCGAATTTAAGGATGTAGACGTGCCGTCGGGGTCAATCCGCGACAATATCATGCCTCTGCCTTATAAAGAGCCGTCTCAGACGCTTCTGGCGTTGCTTCAGCAGATCACACAGGAGGGCCGTAGGCTCGGAGCGATCTCTGACCTGAATATCTCTGATATGTCGGCTAACGCGCCTGTGGGGACTACTCTGGCGCTCCTAGAGCGTACTCTGAAGCCGATGGCAGCGGTTCAGGCGCGTGTACACTACGCGATGAAGCAAGAGTTCAAGATGCTCAAGTCTATCATCGCCGAGCACGCCTCCGAGGACTACCAGTATCAGCCACATCGTGGTGAAGTTAGCGCCCGCCGCGCTGATTATGAGATGGTTGACGTGATTCCCGTCAGCGATCCGAACAGTTCTACAATGGCACAGCGCGTTGTTCAGTACCAAGCGGTGCTGCAGATGGCGCAGTCAGCCCCACAAATCTACAATCTGCCACAATTACACCGCCAGATGATTGAAGTTCTGGGCGTGAAAAACGCAGATAAACTTGTCCCAACGAAGGACGACGCGAAGCCGACCGATCCGGTCAGCGAGAACATGGATGCACTGATTGGCAAGCCGATCAAAGCGTTCATCTACCAAGACCACCAAGCCCATATCGCAGCGCATACATCGTTCCTACAAGACCCGATGATTATGCAGATGATTGGGCAGAACCCGCAGGCCAAGCAGATTATGGCCTCGCTGCAAGCGCACATCGCCGAACACCTTGGATTCCAGTATCGTCAGCAAATCGAAGAACGCTTGGGCGCGCCATTGCCCCAGCCAAACGAGGAGCTGCCAGAGGAGATCGAGGTCGAACTGTCTCGTCTTGTTGCAGACGCAGGCAAGCAACTTACACAGTCTCACCAACAGCAGGCCGCACAGCAGAAAGCGCAGCAGCAGGCGCAAGACCCAATGTTCCAGCTTCAGCAGGCAGAACTACAGGTCAAGCAAGCCGAAGTGCAGCGTAAGGCAGCAAAAGATCAGGCCGATGCACAGATCAAAGCCGAGCAGATGCAACTGCAGAAGGCTAAGAGCATGACCGACGCTATGCTGAAAGCGGAAGCGATTAACGTAGACAAAACGGAGCTGGCGCTCGAAGCCGAGAAAGACGGCATTAAACTAAGCCAAGCCCGTAAAGAGGCACAAGCGAAGGCTACATTTGAAGCAGCCAAGCTAATGCAACAGAAACCAAGAGGAGAAGGTAATAAATAATGGCAAAAACCGTCTTTGACGTGCTTACGGAACGTATCGACGAGGAAATCTCGTCTGCACAAGTTTTCCTGAGTGGTGGGTCAGCTAAAGACTACGCACAATACAAGGAAATTGTCGGCTTAATTCGGGGTCTCGAAGCAGGCAAATCGTATATTGAAGACCTCTCGCGTAACTATATGGATAACGACGATGACTGAAGCAGCAGTTAAACTCAGCGAAGAACAAGAATTTGAACAACAACTCCCTAAACCTGTAGGCTATCGTGTGCTTGTCGCACTGCCTCAAGTCTCTGAGACTTATGAAGGGACGAGTATCATCAAGACAGACACAGAGAAAAACCGTGACCACATTATGTCTATTATTGGCTTAGTCGTGGACATGGGAGCGGACGCGTATGGTGACCAGTCTCGTTTTCCTGATGGGCCTTGGTGTAAGCAGGGTGATTACGTGATGTTTCGTATGAACTCAGGCACTCGGTTTACCCTTGGTGGTACAGAGTATCGGTTGATGAACGATGATTCCATTGAGGCAGTAGTAGCTGATCCTCGTGGCATCCAACGCGCATAGGGGGTTACATGGCTTTTCAAAAAGTAGAATATGAGTTTCCTGATGAAGAAAAGGAAACTGTAGACATCGAGATCGAGCCGTCTTCGGCAGAACCGATGCAAAAACCAAACAAGGCTAAAGCAGACGAAGTTGAAGTCGAAGTAGAAGATGAAGCACCGAAACCAAAACGGGCGCATAATAATCCGCCTGAGCTGGTCGAAGATGACTTAGAAGTCGACATCGTGGATGATACGCCGAAAGCGGATCGGGGCCGTAAACCGTCTGAGCCGCCTGAAGATGTGACTGATGAGGAGTTGGAAGATTACTCTGAAAAAGTCCGTAAGCGGATCAAGCACTTTAGCAAAGGTTACCACGACGAGCGTCGGGCTAAAGAGGAAGCGTTGCGTGCTCGCGAAGAGCTAGAACGTCTATCTCAGCAACTTATCGAAGAAAATAAGAAGCTAAAAGCCAGCAGTTCTAAGAGCCAAGCAGCTCTGATCGACCAAGCCAAGCGGAATGCAACGGTTGAAGTCGAAGCAGCTAAAACTGCATATAAAACAGCGTATGACTCTGGTGACTCAGATGCTGTCATGGAAGCG